TTTATGAAGGCAAAGACAATTGTTTAATGATTTCAAATTACAGTGAAATGGTCGGCAGTGAAACAGATTATGCATTAAAGAAACGAGCATATAGAGAAAAGAGAAAACTATTACAAAGTAGTGGACAATGTATAGGACAAATTGAGGACAATGTCCGACAAGAGTATAGAGATAAGAGTAAAGAGTATAGAGATAAGAGTAAAGAGTATAGAGATAAGAGTAAAGAGTATAGAGATAAGAGTATAGATAAAGAGATAGAAAGAAATACTTCTGCATCGAGCGATGAAAAAAATCACTCTCAGCCTTCAACAATGCCTTCCGTTATCGAATTGATTCTTAACGACAAATCATTATTTCCAGTTCATCAAGACGATATTGATTTGTGGAGTGAACTATATCCATCTGTAGATATCATGCAGGAACTGAGAAAAATGAAAGGCTGGCTAGATTCTAATCCAACTAAAAGAAAAACAAAGAATGGTATTAAAAGATTCATTAATAGTTGGCTTTCTAGAGAACAAGACAGAGGATATCCAACACAATATCAAGATCAAATGCCCGACTACATGAAGAAACAAGAGAAAGGAGATATTGTCTCTACACCAGTTAGTGATGAAACATTAGCAAAAGCATTAGAACTACAGAGACAATTTAAAGGAAAATGAACTACTGGAAACAATTTGCAGAAATGCTAGGTCTTGAACTTGAACAAGAGTTCGTAATAACGGATTTAGATGGCAAAAGACAAGATACTTTTACGTACAAATTTACAGAAGATGGTCTTTCAATCAAAAAGCCAACAATCATAGGTGTGCTTAATAGAATGCCAGCAATATTTACCAATGTTTTAGATGGCGATTACAAAGTAGTGCCTAAACCATTGAAGCCTAAAAAAGGAGAAGCGTATTGGCACTACTCAAAAGGGTGGGAACAAGCAACTTTTCGCAATTGGGAAGGAACCAGTGATGATTTGTGTACATGGAAGTGTGGAAGCTGTTTTAGAACCGAGGAAGAAGCAAACACCAAAGGAAAGGAAATTATTGAACAGCTTCAGAAGGAGTACGAAGAAGCATGAATTACTGGAAACAATTTTCAGAAATGTTAGGGCTTGAATTTGGAGAAGAGTTCGTACTAAAAGATGATGGTGGCAAAAGAATAGATAAGTGTACATACAGAATTACAGAAAATGGAGTTTTATACAAAGAACCACCAGTTATTGGCTGGTCAAGTTATTCGTTAGACATCATTGGAAGTCTTTTATATGGTGATGTTAAAGCAGTTCCTAAGCCATGGAAGCCTAAAATTAACGAACAATATTGGTACTGTTCGACAATATGCGAACCCGTTGCAATTGCAATGACTTGGGGAGGCTTTTCCAACGACTTATGCAGATGGAAGTGTGGGGACTGTTTCAAAACAAAGAAAGAAGCGGAAATTAAAGGTAAGCAAATTATGGAGCAAATCGCAAAGGAGCTTGAGGAAGAATGAGTAAGTATACAGAAGCGATGAGCAGCATCATCTACACTATGCACTTCCGTGTAAAGCCTAAATACTTAGGCCATGTTGAAGATGAAAATATGGATCTGATGTATGAACTGGCTGAGAAAGCTTCTCCGATGAAGCCTAAAAATCAAAATATTAATGAAGACGTTAGATATACCAATTGGTATTGTCCTAGATGTGGAGAACAGCATCGGAACTTATATCCACTGAATTATTGCAGTCACTGCGGGCAAGCAATTGATTGGAGCGATCATGGCCACAATAAAATTTGAAGAGGCGATTGCAGAGGTTGCTGCGAAAGTGTGTGAAGAAACAAGCAAAGAACTGGAAGCTATGAAGCAGCCTGTAGAAAGACTTCATAAGCTGCTTAATACATGCAAAGATATTTCTGACTTTAACGAAGTCGATGGGTTCAAGTGCTCAAACTGCGGAATCGAGATTACAGATTACTGCAGAATTGAATGTGATGAAGACGATGGATCTGAAACATATCATGAATACGTTCCGAAATACTGCCCAAATTGCGGGAGATTCATTAGCCGAGATGAATGATATGTGGAAAATGTTTGAAAAAGGTCAAAGATCAGCAAATCCTTATGCATTAGAGGAACATGTAAATGAATTGATCCATATGACCAAGCAAAAGACTGCAGGGCAAAACAGAAGTGACAACAGAAAAGATATTCCGTTTGAGCTTTTAGACTTGATTAAATGGTCAATCATATGTGAAGCGTGCTATCTGGTGCTGGATGAACGATGGGAACAGGTTAAGGAGATATTCAAAGACGAATGAAAAGTTTAAATGAACTGATAGGACAGATTATTTATCTGATGATCGTACACTACAAAATAACAATCGCTGTATTATTTGCAGCACTTGTCATCGGATATACGCTTGTTGGGATTGGGTACTATCGAGAAATCAATGAATGGAAGGAATGGCATAAGTGGAGAGAAAGTTATGAGCGCCATTAAAAAAAACAACAATAGAATTATCTGCATGTTTAGACTGGATCTTTCATGTAAAGAAGTAGTCATTACAATTACACGTGTTGAGAAATGTTATAAGCTAACACGTGTGATTGATACAGATGTCTATGAACAGTATTACCCAAGGTTTTCACAGGCATACAGCGTGATGATGAAAATGATTGAAGATTTAAAGTAATAGAAGGAGAAAAGAACATGAGTGGTGGAAGTCTTAACTTTTTAGCATCAACTATGTGTGATTCTTTATTTGGCTATAAAACGGATAGAGATTATGAAATGATTTGCAATAATGCCAACGCTAGAATCGCAAGAAGTTTGAATCCAATGCATGACAGAGAACTGTCTGAACTTATGGCGGATGTGATATGTCTATTGCACGCTTTAGAGTGGTACGATTCGTGCGATATCGGAGAAGAAAAATATAAAGAGTGCGTTAACAAATTCAAAGCAAAGTGGTTGAAGAAGGTAAAAAATGAGGACTAGAAAAATGCGTTTTGGCTTCACGAGAAAATGACGTTTTGACTTCACAAAATAGTGTTTTGGCTTCACAAAAAAAGTATAAATATGAATATGAATATGAATAGTAATACAAATAGTAATGCGAATAGCCATGCTTTGGGTGGTTCAAAATCTGAAAAGGGCGTTTTGGCTTCACGAGAAAATGACGTTTTGGCTTCACAAAAAAAGTATAAATATGAATATGAATATGAATATGAATAGCTTAACGAGCTATGACTTAAAGGCTTTCCTGGGATTGCAAAAAGAGATTTCGGACATCGAGAGGGCGATTAACGCTGCATACTATCCAGTAAAAAGTCCGAGCGTGAGTAGTGGTCTGTCATCTGTTCCGAGTGATCCCACAAGTTCGGCGCTTTACAGAATAGACAAGTACAAAAAGCAAAAAGAAGAAAAAGAAAAAAACCTGTATGAACTACAGGAAAAAATCGAAAATGAACTGATTTTATTAGATCCATTGACAGCTGCTGTTCTAGAACTCCATTTTTTAAAAGGCTTAACCTGGAACGAAACAAATATCCAACTGTACAAAAAAAGTGGCGACGCTGCACGGAAAATTTATAAAGAATGGAAAAAAGAAAAAGCGGAATAAACCGCTTTTTTTAATCTAATTCAATAGCGTAATAGTCACCTGTTGAACACATTGTATATGCTTCTTCTTCTTCATCCCAATCTTGCAAGTAATACTTACAGTATAGCTTGACGTGTTTCCCACTTCTAATTTCAGCTTCAATATAGCAATTTACTTCATGGTCATCATCCGAGCCAAATTCATCATGAATTTTTTTGAAAGTGTCTGAATTACATTCATAGATTCCATCTACTTCAGCATAGATATCACATGATGTATTCAAATCACAAATTCTTTCAACAACTTCTGAAGGATTGCGATAGTTTCTTTGAAATTTAGTTCCACCAAAGTATTTCAGCTCTTTAATAAACTGTCTGAAGTATTCTTCATCTTGGCGCATTCTTTCAATACTGAATTTGTTTGTCATCTTTTTTCCTTCTTTCTTTCTTTCTTTTAGTTTAACACTTATTCTAAATTTAAGTAGTCCATCATTTCTCGCATTGCTGCGGGGTCATTCTTGATTCTCTCATATTCTTCTAATACTTTCTGTTCTGGATCTTCACCAACTTCACAAGAATCAATAACATCATATAGATCTAACTTCTCTAAAATGTACTGATAAACGTCTTTCATTTTGTCTTACTCCTTTCTTCTGGATTCTTTTGATCTGTTCCAACTTTTCAGCGTTGGAACTTAATAGCTGTTCATTTAGTTCTTTGAATAACTTTTCAAGTTCATCCATGTTTTTTTTCTTCCTTTCTTTGTGTTTCTATAATTAGTATATATCGCACTATTAAATAGTCAAGTAGATATTTTATAAAAATTTTTAAAACTTAAATTTATGGCATAAATAAGCTAAAAATTAATGCTATTTCTATATTTTAAAATGCATTTCTAAAAATTTGTATTGAC